TTCTGATATGCCATCAGGTTCTATTATTCAGACAGTAAGAACGGAATTAGCATCATCTTTACAATACACAGATGCTGATGGAGATATTATGTCTGTTAATATCACACCTTTATTGAGCGATTCAAATTTATTAATTTCTGCGTATTTGCAATGGTCAATTATGGAAAATGAAGGTGGCGACTGGGGTATCAGATTAAGAGAAAATAGTTCAGGAAGTGAAACGACTATTTTAGGTGATGATCAAAATGGATATTTTATATCTGGTGGGGGTGTTGACACTTACGACTGGGTTGGTCAAGGCAGTAATGCATATGGTGTAAATTTTGCATCTAAAACAGATTATTATACAGGAAGAACTGCAGGCACGTCTCAATTTACTGTAAAATTAAGACACGAATCACAACAGAATAATACTAATGTAAGATACATGCGCGATGGTTGGGGCGGTGCAGGAGTTGAATCTCAAAGAAGTAGATGCGTTCTTCTTGTCCATGAGATTGCAGGGTAATTTTTGTATAAATAGAATAAAGTTTTTTAGAGAGAGGTTTTAATGGCCAACAGAGTACCACTCGTTGTAGCAAATCAAAAGATGCGGGAAATCGCCGACGGGGATACTCTTGACCTAACAGGCAATCCGCTTATCGTTGGTGGTGATCTTACACCATCTGTCGATTCCGCATACGATCTTGGTAGCTCATCAAAGAAATGGAAAGACCTGCATCTTTCAGGTTCTACAATCCATTTGGGCAATATTCTTCTGCAAGATAGCGGAGGAAAATTTGTTACGCGTGATTCTGCAAATGGTCCAGTTACATCATTCCAACTTTCAAATAATACCACAGACGATGTAGCAGAAGGTTCATCCAATCTTTATCATACAACAGCGAGAGCAAGAAATGCTATCAACGTTGTAGATGCTGGTGGAGATGGTTCATTCGCATATGACTCTTCGCTTGGTAAGTTAACTTATACTGGGCCTTCGGCTTCTGAAGTAAGAGCACACTTCACGGGTGGTTCTGGTATTGGTATCACTAACGGTACTATTGATCTCGATTCTGATCTTACAGTTACTGGTAACTTAATCGTTACACAGAACCTGACTGTTCAAGGTACAGAAACTATTATTAATTCAACGACTCTTTCGGTTAATGATAAGACAATTATTTTGGCAGATAGTGCGGCTGACTCAGCTGCTGCAAGTGGAGCTGGTATCGAGGTGTATGCAGCTGGTGCTTCTATCACATACGATCATTCAAATGTAGAATGGGATATTAATCGTAAGATTAATGTACGTGGTACTACTGTGGATGATGGTGGTATTCAAATTAAAACAACTACAGGTTCTGTTGCATATGTAGATTTATTCTGTGAATCAGGTAACTCTCATAGAGTACGGGTTAAATCACCTACACATTCACAATATTCTGGAAATATTGATGTTATTCTTCCTGCAGAAGCGGGTACATTGGCTACAGTTGGTAATGATTCGACTGATCGCTTACTTATTAAAGATTCAAGTGGTTCAACAATTAAAACAATTCAAGGCGTCGGTAACTCGGCATTATAATAGATGGCAAATCCTAATTCAAGAGCTACATTGATCGATTATTGCAAGCGCCGTTTAGGTGATCCTGTAATTGAGATTAATGTAGACGAAGACCAAATCGAAGATCGCATTGACGAAGCGATTCAGTATTACCAAGAGTTTCATTCTGATGCGACTCGTCGTGGTTATCTGAAGCATCAGTTGACAGCGACAGATATTGCGAACGAGTATATTACTCTTTCGACAGATATTCAATTTGTCTCGAGGATTTTTAGATTTAACTCATCATTTGCCCAAACAGGTAACATGTTTGATATCAAATATCAAATGGCTCTTAACGATATTTGGGACATGACTAAGTTTGCGGGCGATTTGGCATATTACGATCAGTTGCAACAATACTTATCGACTCTCGATATGAAATTAAATGGTCAACCAATTGTTGACTTTACGCGTAAACAAAATAGACTCTATATTCACGGTAATATTCCAGACAAAGATGTCGCAGTAGACGAATATGTCATCTTAGAGATCTATGAAACGATTGATCCCGATACGTTTACTTCGATTTACAATGACATGTGGCTAAAACAGTATGCGACTTCACTGATTAAACTGCAGTGGGGCATGAACTTGATCAAGTTTGAGGGTATGCAATTACCAGGAGGAGTCATTATTAACGGCAGACAGATCTATGATGATGCTCAGGCAGAGATACAAGAATTGCAGGAGAAGATTCGTATAGAGCACGAGATGCCCGCAGACTTTTTTGTAGGATGATATGGCTAGAAATATTTACTTCACCGACAAATTCAAAGGTGAGACAGAATTATATGAAAACATAGTCATAGAATCACTCAAGATCTATGGTCAAGATGTTTATTACATTCCACGAGACATCGTAAACGAAGATAAAATCTTCGGCGATGATATCGAGTCGTCTTTTAATTCCTCATATAAAGTAGAAATGTACCTCGACAACATTGAAGGTTTTGAGGGCGAAGGAGATTTGTTCACTCGTTTTGGCGTAGAGATTCGAGACGAATGCACATTTGTAGTTGCGCGGCGTAGATGGTCGCAGACGGTATCACGCTATGATAATGATATTAACAGTGATAGACCTCGTGAAGGTGACTTAGTCTATCTTCCGCTATCTAATTCGCTTTTCCAAATTACACACGTTGAACATGAGGCACCTTTCTATCAGGTATCAAACCTCAATGTGTATAAACTACGTGCACAATTATTCGAATATACTGGCGAAGATCTCGATACGGGCGTAGAAGCTATCGATGATATCGAAGTAGATTACGCGCATCAATATAAAGTTAAGGTCGCTGCACCGAAGACAGCGAAAGGCACGGCGGTATTGTAATGGCACAGATCAAGCATTTAACAGATATTACACTTACCGATTCTGGCCTTATGTACAGTCAGGCACCAACAGTTACATTTACTGGTGGTTTTGCTGATTCGTCTGATCATATTAAGTTTGGTAATAACTCGCTTGATATGGCGGCTAATCATTATATCTACGAATTAGATAGTGGTGAGGCATCAAGCCCGGATGGATTCTTTGCATTCTGGTTGTGGGTTGATAGTGATGCACTACCTGATTCTGCTGGTTCAAATCTAAAACCACTTGTAGAATTTGGCGATGGTCCAAACCTTAATCGTAGGCGACTTGGCGTTGATAATTTGGGTAGATTAAAGTCTACATTAAAATATGCAAATGCTAATTCATTCTTTACCTGGGAAAACCAAGGTTCATATGGACGTATTACAGAAAATCAATGGAACCATGTAATCTTTGGATTTAGTGGTGCTGATCAAGGCCCGGGAACAAGAAGGGCAGAGATTGCCATTAATGGTATTAGAACATATTACACAAATTCAACAGCATTCTCTGGAATGTTTGGAGAATCTGGCACTGTATTCGGTTCTCTTAATCAGGGTGCATATGGAATTGGTGATGTAGTATTTGACTCACCAACTGGCATGTATATGGATAATCTGTATCTTGACAGTGACGATGCAACATTTACACTTAGCACAGAAATTGCTGCGCTATACACTAATGATTCTGGCGGAGGTAACTGGTTTAGTAATTCGCTTACAAAACATATGACCTTTGATAATGATTCTGCTGAGGTATCAACTACAATCGATTCTGACGGTAAAGTATCTAGTATCACAGTCACAAATGGTGGTAATTATATTAGCGCGCCAACAGTAGCATTTACAACAGTACCCGCATCTGATGTCAGACAAGGCGATAGCGCATCTCAAGTATTATCTTCAGGTGTTATTGTAAGGGGTGAAGTACTCAAGTATTCTGACTCTGACGGCATTATCCATATTGGTCATGTTGGTGCAGATGATGGAAAATATCATGACTTCCAAACAGGAAGAACAATTACATTCGGTGGTTTAGATCGTACATATTATAGAGAAGTTGTATTTGTAGGTGATTCAGATCTTAAGTTATCAGAGAACGAACAGAATAGAGACTTTAGCTCTATCTCTGATGACTTCCTTGACTTTACCGAAGATAATCCATTTGGTGAAGTGGAGAATAATTAATGTTTGGTACACACTTTTACCACGAAAAGACTAGAAAATGCGTAGCAGCATTCGGACGGCTGTTTAACAACATTTATGTTGTTCGTAAAACCAACAGCGGCACAGGTTTGTCTCAACTCAAAGTTCCTTTGTCTTATGCTCCTAAAGCAAAATACTTAGATCGTATTCGAGAAAACCCAGACCTTGACACAGATACAAAAGTTGCACTAAAGTTACCTCGTATGTCGTTCGAGATTACGAGCATTAATTACGATACGACTCGACAACTTTCTAAACTTAATAGCGTGCAAGGTTCAAATAGTAATACTGCACGTAATAAGTTGTTTACTGGTGTCCCATATGTTTTAGGATTCCAGTTAAACATTTATGCAAAATCTCAAGATGATGCTTTACAAATTATGGAGCAAATCTTACCAACTTTTAATCCACAATATACACTTACAATGTTGCCATTGAAAGCTGACTATCCTACGTTCAAGGAAGATATTCCTATTAGTATCGCGGGTGTAGGGTTTACAGATGATTTCGATGGCGAGTTAGCAGCACGAAGAACGATTGTTTATACTATCGACTTCGAAATGAGAATTCAATATCATAGCGGAATCAGTAGTTCTTCTATTATTCGCCAATCAAATGCACGCATCTTCGACCAAGGTGGAGGCGTGAGCGGCGATTCAGATACAAGACTTGAAACAATTCAGGTAAATCCTGATCCGTTAACAACTATAGGACTAGCAGACAGTGACTTCGGATTCACAACAACCATCTTCGACGCAGATTCAGACTACAGATAACGACTACGATTATAGTCGTGAGACGTACTATGAGTTGATCGAAAAGGGCAAAGATGCACTCGAGGACATGATTAACGTGGCTCGAGAGTCTGAGCATCCACGTGCATTCGAAGTATTGTCCGGTATGATTAAGAATATTTCAGACGTCAATGATAGATTGATGGATCTGAATAAAAAGAAAAAAGAACTCGATCGTAAAGATGAAACAGTAAAACAGATCGAGAACCAACAAAATAATTTTTATCTTAGTACTTCTGAATTACAAAAGATGATGGCACAAGGCGAAGTAGTTGATGCAGATCCAGACCCAAAGTTACTTAGGGAATCCTAATGTCAAGAGAGACGGTGTTCAAGAATCGTGGACTCCTGAAAAGGTTCAGGAGTACAAAAAGTGTATGCTGGACCCCGTGTATTTCGCAGAGAAATATGTTAAAGTTATATCTCTTGACTCTGGTCTGGTAGATTTTAAGTTATATCCCTATCAAAGGGAAATGTTTAAACACTTTAACGAAAACCGGTTCAATGTCGTTCTCGCATGTCGTCAATCTGGCAAGTCAATATCTGCCTGCGCCTACCTCTTATGGTTCGCGTTATTCAATCCTGAAAAGACAGTTGCGATTCTTGCAAACAAAGGTGCAACTGCGAGAGAAATGCTCTCTCGTATTACACTCATGCTTGAGAACATTCCGTTCTTCCTTCAACCAGGTGCTAAAGCTCTCAATAAAGGTAGTATTGAGTTTGGCAATAATAGTCGTATTCTCGCCGCTGCTACTAGCGGGTCTTCTATCCGTGGTCTCTCTGTTAACTTACTTTATCTAGACGAGTTTGCCTTCGTTGAGCGTGCAGCCGAGTTCTACACCTCGACATATCCTGTGGTATCTGCAGGTAAGGACACAAAAATTATTATTACCTCTACTGCAAATGGCATTGGTAATATGTTCTATAAAATTTGGGAAGGTGCAGTACAAGAAGTAAACGAGTTTAAATCATTTCGTGTTGATTGGTGGGATGTACCAGGTCGAGACGAAGAATGGAAGAAACAAACGATTGGCAATACAAGCCAACTACAGTTTGATCAGGAATTTGGTAATACATTCTTTGGTACAGGTGATACGCTTATCAATGCAGAAACATTGATGTCACTAAAGGCCAAACAACCGGAAACTGCCCTCGAGGGTGGGGATCTATTAGTATATGAGAAAGTAGAAAAAGGCCACGAATATGTGATGTGTGTAGATGTGGCGAAGGGAAGAGGACAGGACTATTCAACTTTTAATTTGATCGATATTAGCGTTCGCCCGTTTAGACAGGTTGCTGTATATCGCAATAACACTATTTCTCCAATACTCTTCCCGAATATTATCTATAAATATGCGAAAGTCTACAATGAGGCATATATCGTTGTAGAATCAAATGATCAAGGAAGCGTCGTGTGTAATGGATTATATCATGATTTTGAATACGAGAATTTGCATGCAGAATCTACTGTAAGAGCAAATGATCTAGGTATCAATATGAATCGTAAAGTTAAGAGACTCGGTTGTTCAGCTATCAAAGATATTCTCGAGACTCAGAAACTAAAGATTGTTGACGAAAATACGATTCTTGAGTGTAGTACATTTGAAGCCAAAGGACAATCATATGAGGCATCTGACGGTAACCACGATGACCTTATGATGAATTTAGTTTTATTTGGATATTTTGTATCTACATCATATTTTGGAGATATGACTGATATTGACGTAAAGAAAATGCTATTTGACCAAAAGATGAAAGAAATCGAAGATGATGTTGTGCCATTCGGATTCATCGATGACGCAAGTGACTATGTACCAGAAGATGAAAAACCTGATTGGTACGTCGAATACGATATAAATTAAAAAAATTATAAATAGTTACGATAGTTGAATAACCGTATTATGAGTCATATAATTTTTAACCGAAGAGGAAAGCAATGGCACTTTTTACTCCATCACAATCTCCTGCGGTAGTAGTCAAAGAAGTAGATCTGACAGGCGGCGTGCCTAATGTACAGTCTACTACTGGTGCTATTGTAGGTAATTACCGGTGGGGTCCTGTAGATGAGAGAACACTCATCACAAATGAAGCAGGTCTTATCGAGACTTTTGCTACACCGGACACCACTAATAACATCGATTTCATGAATGCTGCGATGTTCCTGCAGTATTCTAACTCTCTACAAGTTGTTCGCGGGAATAACGGCGGAACAAACTCGACTGCAAATATCGGTCAAACTAGCAGCTACAATCCTGCTAATTATACTGATCCTGTAGTCAAGAACAAATCAAATTTCGATACTCAATTGGCTGCTCTCGACTCTGACGAGCACACGTTTGTAGCGAGATTCCCTGGCGATCTTGGTAACTCATTAAGAGTTTCAATTTGCCCGAAATCAACTGACGACTCTGCATTTGATAACTGGGTTTATAAATCTAGCTTTGACGGTGCACCAAGCGAATCATTTTACGATTCAAATCGTGACGGTTCTGCTACAGAAGTACACGTCGCAGTTGTCGATAAAAACGGCAAATTCTCTGGAACAAAAGGTACAGTTCTTGAAACATATCCATATGTCTCACTGGCCTCTAACTCAAAGAACTCAAACGGTTCTACAGCGTTCGTTAAAGACATTATTAACGGTCGTTCAGAATACGTTTATCTTGTTGGATTCGACTCTGACTTTAACGCTGGTAACGCTGGTACAGATCTTACACCTGGCACAGCAAAATCATATGCGACTGCAGACGCTGCAGTAGTTAACTATGATTTTGACTCAGGCGCAAATTCATCTGCACTGACTCAAGGCATTTTCCAGACAGCATACGATTTGTTCGATGATAAAGAACAAGTTGAAGTAGACTTCCTTATTGCACCAGGTCTTAATGACTCTGCAGATCAAAAGAGCATGGTTAATAGCTTGATTGGTGCGGCAGTTACTCGTAAAGACTGTATGGTTGTTGCTTCACCACACCGTGACGCAATTGTTGGTCAGACTAACGAAGCTACAATTACAACAAACATTACAGGCTATGCTAATACACTGCTTCAGTCTTCTTACCTCGTCAACGATGGTAACTACCTGAAAGTTTACGATAAGCATAACGATCAATTCATCGAGATTCCTGCGGCATCTTCAACTGCTGGTATTATGGCGCTGACAGATAGAGATGCAGCTCCTTGGTTCTCACCTGCAGGCGTACGCCGTGGTCAATATCTTGGTGTGACATCGCTGAGCTACAACCCTGGTAAAAACAACAGAGATGCTCTATACAAGGCTGCTGTTAACCCAATCGTTAACACACCTGGTCAAGGTATTGTACTCTTCGGTGATAAGACTGGTCTCACAAGACCTACAGCTTTTGATCGCATTAACGTACGCCGCTTGTTCATCGTCCTCGAAAGAGCAATTGCAAGAGCGGCCGAAAACGTTCTGTTCGAATTCAACGATGAATTTACAAGAGCAGAATTTGTTAACGTTATCGAGCCTGTACTGAGAGACATCAAAGGCAGACGCGGTATCACAGACTTCCGTATTGTTGCTGATGAAACAGTCAATACTCCGGCAGTTGTAGATCGCAACGAGTTCATCGCTAATATCTTCATCAAGCCTGCACGTTCAATCAACTACGTAACACTGAATTTCGTAGCTGTAAGAACAGGTGTAGACTTCGAAGAAGTTACTGGCACAGTTTAAGGAGGTAAGAAATGGCACTTGGTAGCGTAGACCAATTTAAAGCAAGACTTGCCGGTGGCGGCGCACGTGCTAACCTGTTTCAGGTTACTCTTGCCAATCCACGCGGTGGTCTTGGTGTTGACCTCGACATCGACTTCTCATCATTTATGTGTGAAGCAGCTCAATTACCTGCATCAACAGTTGGTACGATTACGATCCCGTTTCGTGGTCGTCAGCTGAAGGTTGCTGGTGATAGAACATTCGATGTGTGGACAGTCACTGTTATCAACGATACTGGCTTTAAGATCCGTGATGAAATGGAAAAATGGATGAATGCAATTGCTAACCATGCTGATGCTGGTGGCGTGCAGAATCCTGAACTCTATTTTGCAGATCTTCAAGTGCAACAGTTCGATAGAGACGAAAGTGTAATTAAGACATACACATTTAAAGATGCATGGCCATCTGACGTTTCAGCAATCGATCTGAGCTATGGCGATACAGATACAATCGAAAGATTTACTGTAACGTGGCAGTATCAGTATTGGACATCTAATACGACCGATAGCTAAGATATACATAGAAGGAGTGGCTGATTATGGCCACTCCTATAAGGATTAAGAGATGGCTGAAGACAATAGCAAAGGTATCCGTTTATTCGGATTTGAAATTAAGAGATCGAAGGAAGAAGACGCGAAGAAAAAACCGTCTATCGTTCCTGCTCGTGATGATGATGGCGCAGGCTATGTAACGGCTGCGGGTACCCACTATGGTCAGTACATCAACCTCGACGGCGATGATGCAAAAGACAACTATCAGTTGATCATGAAGTATCGCGGCGTCAGCATGCATCCAGAAGTTGACGCCGCTATCGAGGATATCGTCAATGAGTCTATTGCTGGCAGCGAAACAGAGCAATCTGTTGACGTTAGAATGGATAACTTAAAGCAAAGTGATGCCATTAAAAAGCAAATCAAAGAAGAGTTCGATAATATTATTAGTATGTTGAACTTTAATGAAAATGGACACGATATCTTCAGGCGCTGGTATGTTGATGGTAGACTATATCATCATCTCGTAGTCGATGAGAATAACTTAAAATCTGGTATTCAAGAGATTCGTTTTATTGACGCCTCTAAAATGAGAAAAGTAAAACAAGTCAAGAAAAAGAAAGACGAAGCAACTGGTGCCAAACTTATTCAAAAGGTAGATGAATACTACATTTACCAAGAAAAACCTGGTAGTGCACATCAAGGCGGTGTAAAAATGAGCCTTGACTCTGTGAGCTACGTAACATCTGGCCTTCTTGATGAAGGTCGTAAAAAGATTTTATCGTATCTGCATAAGGCACTAAAGCCTATTAACCAGCTACGTATGATGGAAGACTCATTGGTCATCTATCGTCTAGCTCGTGCTCCAGAACGTCGTATCTTCTATATTGATGTTGGTAACTTACCTCGCGGTAAAGCCGAACAATATATGAAAGATATTATGGCGAGATACAGAAATAAACTTGTATATGATGCTAAGACTGGTGAAATTAAAGATGATCGTAAACATCAGTCATTACTTGAAGATTTTTGGTTACCACGTCGTGAAGGTGGTAGAGGTACTGAAATCTCTACATTACCTGGCGGTGATAACCTTGGACAGATAGACGATATTGTATACTTCCAAAAGAAATTGTATCGTGCACTGAATGTGCCTATCAATCGTTTGGAACAAGAAGCTCAGTTCTCTCTTGGAAGATCAACAGAGATTAGTAGAGACGAACTAAAGTTTCAGAAGTTTATCGATCGTTTAAGAACAAGATTCTCAAATCTTTTCTTAGGCATTCTTAAAACTCAGCTTATCCTCAAAGGTATTATTACCGATGAAGATTGGGCTGATATGAAAAATGATATTCTTGTTGACTATGTACGAGATAACCACTTTACAGAACTCAAAGATCTTGAAGTCTTAAGAGAAAAGGTGCAGACTCTCGATATGGTTAACAATTATGTTGGTACATACTTCTCGCGTGAATGGATCATGAAGAACGTACTACACTTCAGTGATGAAGATATTGACAATATGGCAAAACAAGCCTCTGATGAAGAGGGCGACATGGAAGGTGACAATGGAAGAGACGCAGAATAATCCGTTAGAAGATCTTGTGCAACACGCACTTGATCAGGATTTCAATAAAGCCAATAAGGTATTTGGTGACCTGATGGGAACCAAAATTAATGACCTACTTGACCAGGAGAAAGTCAAGATTGCGGGTCAAATCTATAACGACGAAGAACCAGAAGAAGAGGAGGACTTCGATGCAGAAACTGAAGACGATGCTGACGAAGTTGGGGATGATGATCTGGACGGCGCTGAAGTGGACGATGATGAAGATCTGGACACTGATGAAGAAGCTGTGGAAGATGATGAAGACGATGATGACGAAGATCAAGAATAAATTTTCATCTCAGTAGAAAATAATAAAGTTATAAATATATACGAAGGACAAGAATATGTTAACTTTTGTTGAACTAAGAGAAAAAACTAATCGTGCTGGTGGAAAGAATAAAGACGTCCACAAAGGTAAAGGTGCGATTGTTCATGGTTCATCAACCAAGCAAGGTGTGATGGTTGTAGTTAAAAAAGAAGGTCCAACGAAATTTGTAACTTATGTTGACGGCGATAGACTTGATGAATATAAAACTAAAAGAGATGCAGTGACCGCCGGTAAACAATTCGCACAACAATTTAAGAGCTGAGCAAATGAAACTTATAGCAGAATTTAATGATCAACACCTCGAAGTTATCACCGAAGCCAAAAAGGACGGTGGTAAAAAATATGTGATCGAAGGTGTATTTGCTCAGGCTGATAAAAAGAATCGCAATGGTCGTATCTACCCTAAACCTGTGATGGAACGGGCAGTGGGTAAATACGATGCGGAACAAGTTTCTAAGGGTCGTGCCGTTGGTGAATTGAATCACCCTGAAGGACCGACTGTAAACTTAGATAAAGTTTCTCACAAGATCGACTCTCTTACTTTTGAGGGTACGGATGTTGTGGGTAAAGCCACTATTTTGGATACTCCCATGGGACAGATCGTTAGCGGTCTTCTTGAAGGCGGTGTTCAACTAGGGGTTTCGACTCGTGGTATGGGAAGTTTGATGCAACAGAATGGCGCAATGGTTGTGAAAGATGATTTTCTTCTTAACGCAATCGATATTGTTCAAGATCCATCTGCACCTAACGCATTTGTTAATGGGATTATGGAAGGTGTTGAATGGGTATGGAACAACGGTATTCTGGAACCACAAGCTATTGAAAAAATGGAGACTGAAATTAGAAAAGCTCCTCGTGCCGATCTCTATGAGACTCAGGTTCGTGAGTTTAAAAATTTCCTCTCGTTACTCAAATCTAAATAAAAGGGAGTCATAGCATGACTGATAAAGAAATGATCGATCAGGAAGTTGAACTCCACGACGAAGTAACGGACGAAGTTGTGGAAGAAGGAACTCATGATCCAAAGAATGCTGAAGCTCAATCAGTCGCAAGTGTAGACAAAGCTGGCGAAGCTACAGGTAGTGCACCTAAGCGCAAAGGCGACCAAACAAAGCAAGATCCAATGCCTAAGACTAAAGCTGGTCTGATGGCTGGTATCATGCATCAAATGCAAAAAGCTCCAAAAGAGAAGTTGCAAGCTATGTACAAAATGGAATCGGTTGATGAGATTGCTGATGCAATCGCTGAAACATCTCCTGTTACATATAAGGCAGACTTCAATGCGGATCTGAATGCATTGGTCAACGAAGAAGCTACACTTTCGGAAGATTTTAAAGCTAAGGCAGAAACAATCTTTGAAGCTGCGATTAAATCAAAGCTTTCTGAGGAAATTGATCGCTTAGAAGCCAAGTACGAAGAAGAACTGGCTGAAGAAGTAAAAGCGACCAAAACTGATCTGGTAGAGAAGGTAGACAGCTACCTTAACTACGTAGTCGAACAGTGGATGGATGACAATAGAGTTGCTATCGAAACTGGTTTAAGAACAGAAATTGCAGAGAAATTCATGAACAATCTGAAAGATCTGTTTACAGAATCATACATCGAAGTGCCTGAGTCAAAAATCGACCTGGTTGACGAGCTGGCTGCAGAAAATGAAGAACTCGAAGAGAACTTCAACGAAGCAACAGCAAAAGCCTTGAGCATGCAAGAGGAGTTAGAAACACTGAAGCGTGATGCGATTATTCGCGAAGCGTCAAGAGATCTAGCTGAAACTCAAGTAGAAAAGCTCAAAACTCTGGTAGCAGATGTTGATTTTGAGGATGATGCAACATTCACCGAAAAAGTTAACACTGTAAAAGAATCATACTTCACTAACAAGGCTACTGCGGTAACTGAAGAAGTTGTAGACGAAGAAGATGCTTTCGAAGTAGATACTTCCGACTCTATGGCACAGTACCTCTCTGCCATCAAAAAGACATCTAAATAAGGGGAGTCCTAAACGATGCAAAACGTAATCTCTTACGATAAGCTCGTCGAGAAATGGGCACCAGTACTGAACGAAGAAGCAGCTGGTACAATTCAAGACGCGCATAAGAAAGCTGTTACAGCAGCTGTTCTTGAGAACCAAGAGCAAGCACTGAAAGAAGAAGGTCTTCTTGAAGCAGCTCCAACAAACAATACAGCGAACGTAGCTAACTGGAACCCAGTTCTTATTGCTCTTGTTCGTCGTGCAATGCCTAACTTGATGGCATATGACGTCTGTGGTGTTCAGCCGATGACTGGTCCAACTGGCCTGATCTTCGCAATGAAGTCCACATTCGAGAAGACAAAAGCTGGCGTTTCTGCTGGTGACGAAGCACTGTTTAACGAAGCACCTGTAGGTTTCTCTGGTGACTCTTCAACAACTGCAAACGGCAACCCATCTGGTCTGTCGGGCGTAAGTGATACAGATGCCGATGGTACACTTGTTGACTCTGGTGCAGATTATGTACCAACAACTGGTGATGCTTACACAACAGCCGAAGCTGAAGCACTTGGTGATGCGACTGAGTCGTTCGCCGAAATGGGTTTCACAATCGAAAAAGCAACTGTGACAGCCAAGTCACGTGCGCTTAAAGCAGAATATACTCTGGAACTGGCACAAGACTTGAAAGCAATCCACGGTCTTGACGCTGAGACAGAGCTTGCAAACATTCTGTCGACAGAAATCCTTGCTGAAATCAACCGCGAAGTAATTCGTACAATTAACGCGCAAGCTAAGATTGGTGCACGCCAGTCTAACGTAACAACAAAAGGTATCTTTGACTTGTCATCTGATGCCGATGGTCGTTGGTCTGCTGAGAAATTCAAAGGCCTGTTGGTACAGCTTTCACGTGAAGCAAACGTTATCGCGAAAGAAACACGTCGCGGTAAGGGTAACTTCATCATCTGTTCTTCTGACGTTGCTACAGCGTTGGCTGCAACAGGTATGTTGGACTACTCACCAAACATCGCTGCTAACCTGAACGTAGACGACACAGGCAACACATTTGCTGGTGTATTAAACGGTCAGATTCGCGTATACATTGACCCATATGCCGATACAGATTACATCAACGTTGGCTATAAGGGTACAAACCCATATGACGCAGGTGTGTTCTACTGTCCGTACGTACCATTAACAATGGTTCGCGCAGTCGGTGAAGATACATTCCAGCCGAAGATTGGCTTTAAGACACGTTACGGTATGGCATCGAACCCATTCGTTGGCTCGACACCTGCTAACGGTCTTGCAACCAACCGTACTAACCAGTACTACCGTATCTTCCGTGTGGACAACATCCTCACATAAGAAAGATAATTATCTTAAACTTGAGGCGGCTTCGGCCGCCTCTTTTTTTATCTGAACTTGTATAAATAGAAGCATGACAGATTTAACTACAAATATTAATTATCTTCAGCCTACCTCATATAAGCTGACGATCGATCGAAAGAACTATCCAAACTTGGAGTTCTTCGCACAAACCATTACACATCCTGGCATGATCATCAATCCAACTGAGACTCCATTTAGGAATGTGACTGGTGTACCATTTGTAGGTGGTGCATTAACGTTTAACGAATTAAGTGCTACGGTTATCCTTGACGAAGACATGACTGCATACAATGAAATGTATTCGTGGATTCGTAGGATTATCGATAATGTCCCAATTAAGGCTATAGATAGAACGTCGACAGATGTTCCAACGTATTCTGATATTACGTTGTCTATTCTATCGAGCCATAACAACCAAACAAAACAAGTTAAATATCTTGAGTGTGTACCTACTGCACTCGGTGATATTAACTTTGAATCGACTGCAACAGGAACGGAGTTTATTACCTTCTCGGTATCGTTTAGATTTACTTATTTTGACTTTGTATAGATACATTATATAATTGGAGTATAGTATGATTTTAGATTTGAAAGATGTGCTCGCAGAGTGGGCACAAGATTGCCATATTAGTGAAGTACATTTAGACGAGAGTTCTCGAAAGACTCCTCTCCTTCATGCTAAATATCTTGAAAAACTGGCCACTGCAAAGCTGTTACTGAAACGCTCAGAACAGGCACAAAAGGTATTGCTCAAACAGAAATGGGAGTGGTACAACGGTAAGATGGACCAAGATACAGTAAAAAAACTTGGTTGGGATCCTGATCCTTTTGATGGCCTGAAGATCATGAAGGGAGATATGGATAGATATTATGATGCAGATCCAGAAATTCAGAAGTCTGAAGAAAAAATTCAATACCATAAGACGTTAGTTGAAACACTAACAGAAATCGTATCAAATCTTAATTGGCGTCATCAAACGATCGGTAATATTATTAGATGGAAGCAATTCGAATCAGGAAACTAAATCACGCTAATCTACATATTGAGTGTGATTATGGTCAAGCAACAGAACTTAAAGAGTTTTTCTCTTTCTTTGTTCCAGGTTATAAGTTTATGCCTGCATTTAGGCGTAGAGTATGGGACGGAAAGATTAGATTGTTTGACATGAATACAGGTGAATTGCCTGCTGGTTTAGTATATCACCTTATTCAATTCTGTAAGACTCGTGGTTATGATGTAGAGCCTATTAAAACACCATATGGCATGCCTCATTCTGAAGACAAAGTCGAGGCTAAAGATCTTCTCGATTTTGTAGAACGTCTGAATCTACCATTTAAGATTCGTGAATATCAGTTTATGGCATTGATGGAAGGTCTGCGCAAGAAACGTGCAATCCTTTTATCACCGACTGGTTCTGGTAAATCTCTTATCATCTATACACTTATGAGTTGGTTTCTTAGCCGACATAAAAAGAAGGTGCTTGTCATTGTACCTACGACATCTCTCGTAGAACAGATGGATAGTGACTTCATATCATATAATATGCCTGAAGGTTTAGTACATAAAATTTATTCAGGCAAAGATAAAGATACTGACAAACCTATTGTTGTTAGTACATGGCAATCAATCTATAAACTACCAAAGGCATGGTTTCAACAGTTTGGTATGGTAATTGGTGATGAGTGCCATGGTTTTAAATCAAAATCATTGATGCAAATCATGAATAAGGCAACAGAAGCATCTTATCGATTTGGTCTGACAGGTACATTAGATGGGACACAGACACATGAGCTCGTACTTCAGGGTTTATTCGGAAAAATATTTAAAGTCACCACTACGAAGGCTCTACAGGATGATAACACCTTGGCGCCGTTGGACATCAAGCGAGTCGTTCTTGATTATGGGCAAAAAGAAAGACGGGAGTTTGATGCGAAAACGTATCAGGAAGAAATTGAATGGATCGTGGGAAATGAGAAACGAAACAAATTCATAAGCAATCTTGCAGTAGATCAGAAAGGCAATACACTTGTACTCTTCAACTATGTAGAGAAGCATGGTAAACCACTTTTTGATTTGATAAATAGTAAAGTAACAGAAGATCGAAAGGTGTTCTTTGTTTCAGGACAAGTCGACACCTCAGATAGGGAGGCGATTCGAGGAATCGTAGAAAAGCAGAAAGATGCTATCATTGTCGCTAGTCTTGGTACTTTTAGTACTGGCATTAACATTAGGAACCTACATAACATTGTCTTTGCAAGTCCATCAAAGTCTCAAATCCGCGTTCTCCAGTCCATTGGACGTGGGCTTCGAAAGAGCGAAGACGGATCAACAACAACGTTATATGACATTATAGATAACTTAGAGCACAACGATAAAAAGAACTTTGCTATCTTACATTCAGAAGAGAGATTGAAGATTTATCAACGTGAGAAATTTAACCATAAAACGTATCGGATCGAGATATGACACAAAATATCAAGCAGTTTAAATTATCGAATGATGATGAAATTATCTGCGAGGTTGTAGAATGGGACTCAGAAGATAATTCGGCTATTATCACACGTGGTATGCTACGAATTATTCAAGGCGAAGACGTAGATAAAGGTCTAAGATTTTTCACCTTCCGTCCTTGGATGGGTTTTACAGAAGATCCTAATACATTGCACTCTCTCAATGCTTCACATATTTTAGGTGAAGTAACACCTTCAGATTCTTTACTTTCTCATTATGCTAAGACCATACAAAAACTTCTAAAACTTGTCGACATGAAAAAACATGATTTTGACATGGATAAGCTTGAAGGTATGGACGAAGAAGAGTTAGAAGATTTTATCCTCTCTCATATGGAACAAGAAGAGGAAGAAGATCTCGGTGAAAATATAGTAAAGTTTAGACCTCCAAAGGATAAATTACATTAATGGCATATTTGGTACATCCTCTACCACCAATCCCAGTAATGGTGCGCAAAGAATATTTGTATGACCTCGAAAGTGGCCATGGAGAATTTACACCTGGTATCTGGGTCTCAGTGAAAAGTGTGCAAGGTAAAGCATTATATTTCGAAACCTTGCTAACAGATTATGGAGCATTATATGACAAACTACCCATCTCCGCATTTGTATGGAAGACTGATCACGGCGAGCTGCTTCCCCTTGATGTTCTTCAGCTTTGGGATTGTTTCGACTATTATATAACTGTACTTGAAAAACCATTGCTTGCAAGATGTGAGTTTTTTGGTAAAGATAAACAGATGCATGACGGCGAGTATATGTTTACAATTGACAATGCACATAGCGATAAGAGTGTGTTGGATACTAATTTTTCTGAACATGATCCCGAACATAAATCCTTTAATATTATTAAATTAGACAACGGCCAATTCGCAGCGCAGCCTAATAATAGAGTTATTTGGCGTGACTCGAGTTTGACGCCGGCCAAATTAGAACGACCAGACTTTAAGGTTTGTACTCAAAACTATGCAGTAGAAGTACATCCTAAATGGTCAGTTGGTCATACTGATGAATGGCAGTATAAAGCTGAGGGTGAAGAGTAGGGTATATCTCTCCCCCTCCAAACTATAGTTTATTATACCATACCCACCGCCTGTGTACACCATTATTTTTTGTAATAAAAACAAAAATATATAGTATACATTATGATGATATATTGGTATAATATACCTGTATGAAAGGAGTGACACATGGCACGCACTAAAAGAGCAAGCATTCATTACGTAAACAATGCCGACTTTTCACAAGCAGTCGTAGACTATGTAAAGCTCGTAAATGAAGCCAAACAATCCAAGACAGAGATTCCAAAAGTACCTGACTATGTAGCTCAGTGTTTTTTACGCATCGCTGAGGGTTTGTCTCACAAAGCCAATTTTATTCGCTACACATATCGCGAAGAGATGGTCATGGACGCTGTCGAGAATTGTTTGAAAGCTGTACTTAATTACGATATTGAGGCTGCCACTAGAACTGGTAAGCCTAATGCTTTTGCATATTTTACACAGATTACTTGGTATGCATTCCTTCGTCGTATCGCCAAAGAAAAGAAGCAACAAGACATTAAGCTTAAGTATCTTACCACATCTGGTATTGAGAACTTTATCCACTCTGAGGATGCAGACGATATGAGCAACTATGTTGTTGGCAACTTTGTCGATAGCCTCAAAGACAGAATCGAAAAGGTTAGACATGTCGATGCTGAGGTGAAGGAATACGTTAAAGAAGAAAAAGTAAGGAAGAAGCGGACAGTAACTGCTGATTCCGATTTGACGGAGTTTATGAAGTGACAAAAACATTTATTACGACAGTGATTGAAGATGGTGAAGATCTTGTACTGCCATTTCCTGATGACCTTATGACGGTCATGAATTGGAAAACTGGTGATGTACTTGAATGGACAGCACATGCTGACTATGCAACCATCCGCAAAATCGAAGATCCTACTATTATTGCACGTATGTTTGAAGGACAAACGAATGAAGCTAGCAGTACTCAATGATACGCATTGTGGTATTCGCAACTCTTCTCAGGTATTTTTAGATAACGCTGCTGATTTCTATCACAACGTTTTCTTTCCTGAATGTGAGAAACGAGGTGTTACACAAATTGTGCACCTCGGTGATTATTATGACAATCGTAAGTATGTTAATTTTAAGGCACTGAACCATAATCGGAAGGTGTTTCTTAATGAACTACGAGAACGTGGTATGACCATGGATATTATTCCTGGTAACCATGATACGTTCTACAAAAATACAAATGATCTCAACTCTTTGAAAGAATTGTTGGGACATTATATGAATGAAGTGAATATCGTTATGGAGCCCACGGTAATGGAATATGGTTCCTTACGCATGGCTCTCCTACCGTGGATCTGTAACGATAACTATGAAAAGTCCATGAATTTTATTCGCGACTGTAAAGCTGATTGGCTTGGTGGTCATTTAGAATTGAATGGATTTGAAATGATGCGTGGAGTCAAGAACACACATGGTATGGATGCCAAGTTATTTGATAAGTTTGAACTTGTCATGAGCGGTCACTATCATGCTGGTTCTCGCCAAGGTAATATCTGGTATTTAGGTAGTCAGATGGAATTTTTCTGGTCTGATGCACATGATCCTAAACATTTCCATATCATTGATACAGAGACACGTGAAGTAGAAAAGATTAGAAATCCTTACACTTTATTTCACAAAATTGTGTACAATGATAGCGAAACAGATTATAATAGTTATGACACTGCACAATTAGAGAAGAAGTTTGTAAAGGTTGTAGTCGTGAACAAGGCTGATACATTTACATTCGACCGCTTTATTGACCGCATTCAAAACGAAGATATATATGAATTAAAGATCGCCGAAAACTTTAATGAGTTTATCGGTTCAAATGTTGAGGACGAAGGTTTGGAAGTGGATGATACTCCTAAACTAATGGATGATTATATTGACGGTGTCGATACAGACCTTGACAAAGAACGTATCAAAATGCAGATGCGTGATCTCATGACACAGGCACAGGCTCTCGAAATAGCATGATTTTATTTCAAAAAGTCAGGTACAAGAATTTCTTGTCGACTGGCAATAACTTTACTGAGATCGACCTTAATCGTAGTAAGTCGACTCTCATTGTTGGTCAAAACGGTGCAGGTAAATCAACTATGCTTGATGCATTAGCATTTGCATTGTTTGGTAAACCTCACCGTAATATCAACAAGCCTCAACTTGTAAACTCTATCAATGGCAAAGGATGTCTTGTCGAGGTAGAGTTTGCATTAGGCTCATCACAATTTAAGATTGTTCGTGGTATCAAACCAAATGTATTTGAGATTTGGAAGAATGGCGAGATGATTAACCAATCGTCACATGCCAAAGAATATCAGAAAATCCTCGAACAAAATATTCTCAAAATCAACCATAAGTCATTCCATCAAGTGGTGGTACTTGGCTCATCGTCGTTTATCCCGTTCATGCAGCAAAGACCATATGATCGTAGATTGGTTATCGAAGACCTTCTCGATATTGGTGTCTTTTCTAAAATGAACCAACTGTTAAGAGAAGAAATCAATGGCATTAAAGATTCGTTAAAAGATGTCTCCTACAACATTGACCTCACAAAGAATAAGGTAGATACGCAAAAGAAATATATTGCGGATGTATCTGCTCTGACTGAGGAGAATAGGAGAAACTATGAACATAGGATATCAGAGGCGCAGAATAGCATCGATGAATTACAGGCTCAGAATAGTGAGCTTAGCATGGGCCTCGACGAATCTATTGGAGAAACCGAGAAAGAGTTATCGACTCTATCAGATAAACGGCAAGGGCTTCTGCTCAGAGGTCAAGATCTTCAGACGAGGTCGAAGCAAATTGCCGAACGTGCCATGTTTTTTGACAAGAATGAGAGTTGTCCCACATGCGACCAAGCCATCTCAGACTCGCATAAACATGACATACTCGAATCTGCGAAGTCAGAAGCCAAGACTCTACAATCCCAACGCCGTGCGGTCGGAGAGGAAGGGTCATCCGTGGAAGAAGCGATTAGCACGACTAACGAGTTACTTCGAACGCTTCGATCTAAAGTATCACAACTCGGTGAGAACAATCGGGAGATCGATGCATTCCAGAAATCGATTAAAGAATACACACTATATCTCGAGAAAGATGTAGGTGCAGATCTTGTAAAAGCAAATTCAGATTTGACGGACATCAAAGAAACTCTGTCAAATCTCCAAGACGATAAAATCAAGATGAATGACGAGTATACATATAAACTTGTAATTGCAGAAATGTTAAAGGATACTGGTATCAAGACGAAGATCATCAAACAATATTTGCCTGTGATGAATCAGCTTATTAACCAGTATCTGCAAGTTCTTGATTTTTACGTGCACTTTGACTTGGACGAAGAGTTCAATGAGACTATTCGTTCTCGTCATCGTGATGAGTTTACTTATGACTCATTTAGTGAAGGTGAGAAACAACGTATCGACCTTGCGCTCTTGTTTACATGGCGTCAGATCGCAAAGATGAAGAACAGTGTGGCTACAAACCTACTGGTCCTCGATGAAACGTTTGACTCTTCTCTTGATCATGAAGGTGTAGATAATCTATTGAAGATCTTGCATACACTTGGTGATGATACAAATATTTTTGTTATCTCTCACAAAGGCGAGATTCTTGATGGTAAGTTCGATGCCAAACTTGAGTTCAAGAAAGAGAAAAATTTCTCACAAATGGCTGCATAAGTGGTTTACATGTTGCGGTCACTATGGTATAATATACATAATCAAAAACACGAGGATACATTATGGAACTAAGCGAAAACACCTTATCGGTATTTAAGAATTTCTCTGGTATCAATCAGAATATTCTTGTACGTAGTGGTAACACACTTAAAACTATGTCCGAAGCACGAAACGTATTGGCTACAGCAGTAGTTGATGAAGAGTTTCCACAAGACTTTGGCGTATATGATCTTAACGAATTTATTGGCGTACTTGGTCTCGTCGATACACCTAATCTACAGTTCGAAGATGAGTTTGTAAAAATCATTGACTCATCTGGTAGATCTAAAGTCAAGTATTTCTTCTCAGCAGAAGAGACACTGACAACACCGAACAAAGACATTACAATGCCTGACGCAGACGTAAGCTTTACACTTGATAATAACACACTCAATAAGCTTAAGCGTGCTGCATCAGCTCTTGGTCATAACGAAGTCTCTATTACTGGTAGTAATGGTGTACTGAGTCTTTCGGTTGTAGATAGCCAGAACATGACATCTAATGCATTCTCCATTGACGTCGATGGTACATTTGCAGAAGATGCCGTGTTTAATTTTGTACTGAGCATCCCTAATCTGAAAATCCTCCCTGGCGATTATGAGGTTCAGATTAGTAAGAAGCTTATTTCACAATTCAGTAATACAACGTCAAATGTAAAATACTGGATTGCTCTCGAGAAAACATCAACTTTTGGAGTTTGACATGTCAGAATCAATGAATGAATTGCGTGATCTTGCGCAACGTTCTTCACGTAGTACCGTCGCAGTGATCGACGCCATGACACAGCGTGGTGCATTTAAAGGTGAAGAGCTTTCCACCATCGGTGGTCTTCGTGATCAGTGTATTCAGGTTATTCAACTAGCAGAAAACATCGAGCAAGAAGCTGCGATGGAAGAAGCAGACGCTGAGTAAATGCTGATGGGTTGGTACCCTAATATACCCGCGTGGTCCAACGGTCAGGCCACAACCTTTTATTATGGAGTGTGTGAATGTCTAATGACTTTTTGTGGGTCGAAAAATATCGGCCCAATACTATTACTGGTACAATTCTGCCAGAAAATCTCAAAAAAACGTTTCAAGAAATCATAAATACTGGCGAACTGCCTAACATGTTGTTTACAGGTACCGCCGGTCTTGGTAAGACTACAGTCGCTAAAGCCCTTTGCGATCAAATGGGTCTCGACTATATTCTTATTAATGGTTCCGAAGATGGTAACATTGATACTCTACGTGGTAAGATCAAGCAGTTCGCTAGTTCGATCTCTCTACAAGGAGGATATAAAGTTGTCATTTTGGATGAAGCAGATTATCTCAATCCACAATCAACACAACCAGCTCTCCGCGGGTTCATTGAGGAGTTTAGTAACAACTGTCGTTTTATTCTAACTTGTAATTTCAAGAATAGAATTATTGAACCGTTGCACTCTCGTTGTGGCGTATATGAATTCAATACCACAAAGAAAGATCTTGTCGGTCTTTGTGAGCAAATGATGAAGCGCGCTCAACATATCCTCGAAGCAGAAGGTGTTGAATATACAGACAAAGCTATTGTGCCTGTGATTATGAAGCATGCGCCAGATTGGCGTCGTGTCCTCAATGAATTGCAACGTGGTTCTGTCAGTGGTACATTTGGCTACTCTGAAAAAGCCGACAACTATGATCAACTTTTCAATCATTTGAAAGAAAAAGACTTCAAGCAAATGCGATCTTGGGTCGCCAACAATATAGATACTGATGCATCTGCGATCTTCCGTGCAATCTACGACCGCATGTCCGATAAGATCGCTCCTCAATCAATTCCACAACTGGTTTTGATTTTGGCCGACTATCAGTATAAGAATGCTTTTGTCGCCGATCATGAACTTAATGTTGTCGCCTGCTTAACGGAGATTATGGCCAATGTCGAACTCGCTTAAACTATACACTCAACATGCTTGCCCTTATTGTGTTCTTATGAAAAAGAAACTCGATTCGTGGGGCTATGCATACGAAGAGATTAATCTTCACGAGCAACCTGAGGCCAAAGCGTTTATGAAAGAACGTGGCCATCGTGTAGTTCCTCAGCTGTATTCGAATGGCGTACATCTCAATAAGTGTGATACTTCTGACTTTACTCAAGATAAACTTGAGCATGCGTTGTATCCTAATGTTGACGGCGGCGTGGAGATGTTTGGGTGAAAAGCTTATGGACTACATGGAAATATGCCATAGGTAGTTTTAGCGACGACAAAACAAAACCTTATGATGACCGTGTGGTATGGATCAGAACATTTTGGGTGTTAGTGCATCTTATCACATGCTTTTTTATTATTGCACATAATGGAGTGAAGATTGGCTGGTTTTAGTCCTTTTGATTTTCTTAACGATATCAACTATAGTAAATCAAATATTATGGTTGATGATCTGGTTGAGAAACAATATAATGCATTTATGGTGAATAGAGGTCTATCCTATTTTCAAGATACCGTTCTCATGGCAAATGAGATGAACCTTAACTCGCATATCGATAATCGTTTACAATTTGAATTTTTTATAAATATAGTACGGAAGAAAAAAAGATTCTCCAAATGGGCAAAAGCCCAGACTACTGATGACGTGGAAGTACTAAAAGAATATTATGGCTATAGCACAGAAAAAGCCCGCCAAGCCTCTAAACTTCTTTCGTCTGAACAGATAAATGAATTGAAGAAGAAGGTTTTTAAAGGTGGAAGAAAATAAAATAATTGAATGGTCACCTTCCTCGATGTTAGAGGTTACACTAAACGAGCCTGATGACTTTTTAAAGGTTCGTGAAACACTCACTCGTATCGGTGTCGCATCACGTAAAGACAACAAGTTATTCCAATCTTGTCACATTCTACATAAACAAGGCAGATATTTTATCGTGCACTTTAAGGAGTTATTTCTCCTCGACGGTAAGAAATCTAATCTTGAAGAAAATGATATTGCACGTAGAAATACGATTGCACAATTGATGAGTGATTGGGGTTTGATTAGTATTGACGATAAGAAACGGGCGTCACCGCTGGCTCCTATGCGTCAGATTAAAATCATTCCGTTTAAGGAGAAGAATAAATGGGAATTATGTCCAAAGTACAACATTGGTTCGAAATGATTTTCAAATATAAACACGTTGGTGATTTGTCACAGCATCGTGTACACACTTTAAAATACGAAGATCTCTGTAAATAAAGATTTTCGTATATATAGTATTGACATGCCCGTAAGGGGTGTCGCTTAACCTTGCTAGTCAATAGGAGGAACATATGACTGGAATTGTATACCCACGTTCGGGTTTTATCGGTTTTGACCACATCTTTGATCAGCTTGAGAATATTCACAAGCAGGCCAAGGATCACTACCCACCCCACAATGTCGTAAAAGACGATGAGCTTAAGTTCACCGTTGAGATGGCTGTGGCTGGTTTCAAAAAAGAACATATCGACATTGAAGTAAAAGATCACGTCCTTACGATTAAGGGCGAGAGACCTTCGCGCCGCGAGCAAGACAGATATGTTCATAAAGGTATCAGTGCGAAAAACTGGAAAAAGTCATTTAGACTGTCGGAATATACCGAAGTTATCGGAGCGGATCTTGAGGATGGAATTTTGGCCGTGAATTTACAGGTCGTCCTTCCACAAGAGAAGTTGCCTCGTAAAATTTCAATTGGAAAAAACGAGGAAAACGAAAATGACAGCACTAGCTCTCAACTACTCAACGAAGGCAATTAATTTATTTAAGCCTTTATTTAACTTCTTAAGTGGCGTAATGAAATCGTGGAGTTTCGCGATTGCATGTTCACGCCAAATGGAAGCCAATAGACAAGTTGCTTTTCATTTGCGTTGCGAATATCCTAATATGTCAGAATGGGAAATTGTAGCAATGTTAAATGAAAAATCTCTTAAATCTCTTGAGAAGGAGTTTTACGGTGATTAAAGCAATTATTAATTGGTTTACAAAGAAAAGCATGGATCCTGTAGAAAAGTATCTGTCCCAATCAACTGATCTTGTTGATCTCGAAAGACGTCAGCGGGAATTAATGTTTAAAGGGAAATATTGGATCTAATGTGGCCTTATACTTACGAAGAAGCTAAATGGTTGATGGACCAACCAAAACAAAGATAAATAAAAAGGACCGGCGTAAGTTGGTCCTTTAAACTTTGGAGATCGAAATGAATGATGATGTATTAAAGCAAATTGATCCCGATAAACGGGAATGGGAATACGATGGTGATGGCGTCAAGATCTACAAACCCGAGGCTGGTTTTGGAGTTAAAACTCCATATCCTTGGCCTCCAGCACCAGATATCGATGAAGTAACTGGAGACATCTATACGAAAGAACCTTACTACGTCGATTTACCATAGGAGATGACATGACCGAATGCAAAAAATGTGGACATGAGTGCCACTGTACAGAAGGCGAGTGCAAAGATTGTACTAACGATGTATGTTACGATTGTGAATGTCAAAACGAGCGGGATATTCCCGACTCCTTCACTCAAAGGAATTAAAAATGGCTGCAGAAAATTATAGTCAATGTTTAGAAATGATCCTTCATCATGAAGGTGGATATGTTGATCATCCTGATGATCCAGGCGGTGAGACCAATATGGGTATCATTAAGCGTGTATGGGAAGATTGGGGCGGAACTAAAGATATGAAAGACTTGACTCGCGAAGATGTCGAGCCTATCTATCGAGCAAATTATTGGGATCGCGTAAAAGGCGATGATCTTCCAGCAGGACTTGATCTTTGCGTCTTTGATTGGGGTGTAAACTCTGGTACAGGTCGCGCAGCAAAATATCTACAACGTATGATTGGTGCCACTCCTGACGGTGGTATTGGTCCTATGACCTTAGCTGCTCTCGATGAATATTTAATCGATAACGATATTGCTGATGTGATTAAAGAATATACTGCACAGCGTCAAGCTTTTTATGAAGGTTTAAGCCACTTTGATACATTCGGTAGAGGTTGGACTCGCCGCAATGATGAAACATGTGAGGCTGCATTACGTATGATTTAATGGTTTACTTCTCCACAAATATTTGGTATAATTAGTCATGAAGTTGGAGGTAGTATGTCATTCTATACAAATGTTGCCCGTTACGGTAATACAATACTCTATCGCGGTTACTCGGCCAATGGTCAGAAAGTAATTAAACGCGATACACAATTCAAGCCACAGTTCTTCACTCAGTCAAAAGTAGATACTGGGTGGAGATCGCTTGATGGTGAGCCTATTGGCTCGATCGAGTTTAGTCATATGCGTGAAGCGCGCGAATGGCTTGAAATGAATAAAGACGTTTCTGGTCGAAAGATCTTCGGCAATAGAAACTATTTACAACAATATATTACACAAAAATTCCCTCGCGATATCGAATTTGATCGTGACCTCATTGATGTAGGCACATTCGATATCGAGACTGCATACGAGAATGGATTTCCTACACCCGATGTAGCAGATCAAAAAATCCTCTCGATCACCTATAAATCAAGCAAGTCTAAATTATATCATGTATGGGGTTATGGCGACTTTGATACTAAAGCGTCACTTATCCAGCCTGTGCGATACTACAAGTGTGAAGACGAGTATCACTTGCTTGAATCATTCATTGCTTTCTTTTCAGATCCATCACATTGTCCTGATGTATTGACTGGTTGGAACATTCGATTCTTCGATGTGCCATACCTTATCAATCGTACAGCGCGTATGCTTGGTGTAGATTACTCGAAGAAGTTCTCGCCTTGGGGCTTGATCGACTATCGCGAGATTACGCGTCGTGGTCGTAAGGATCATTGCTACCATATTACAGGTATTGAGCAGCTCGATTACCTCGAACTGTTTCAAAAGTTTGGCTATTCGTATGGTGCACAAGAATCATACAAACTTGACCATATTGCATATGTAGTTCTCGGTGAAAAGAAGCTAAGTTACGCCGAACAAGGCTCGCTTAAAAATCTATACAAAGAAGACTTTCAGCGTTATATCGATTATAATATGAAAGACGTTGAGCTCGTTGAACGACTCGAAGATAAGATGGGTTTGCTCACACTTGCCATGACTGTGGCATATAAAGGTGGTGTAAACTATGGTGATACATTTGGTACTACTGCTATATGGGAATCAATCATCTATCGTAAGCTAAACAGCCAAAAACGTGTACCTAAAGCATGGACACCTGATGCTGGTAAATCTAAATTTGCTGGTGGCTATGTCAAAGATCCTATGGTTGGTGGTCATGATTGGGTTGTTTCGTTCGATTTAAATTCTCTGTATCCTAATATTATTGTGCAGTGGAATATGTCACCTGAAACACTTATCGATCAAGCTGAGGTGTCTGGTGTAGATTACTATATGAATTCGCCAAAGGTCGAAGGTAACTATGCAGTCGCTGCAAATGGTTCGCGCTACAATAAAAACTTCGAAGGTGTTATTCCTTCTATTATTGTAGACTACTATGATGATCGTAGATCTATCAAAGATCAAATGCTTGCTGCACAATCGGCATATCAAAAAGAAAAAACTACGGAGCTCGATAAAGAAATCAACAAACTTAATAACCAGCAAATGGCTATTAAGATTCTGATGAACTCTCTTTATGGTGCACTCGGTAATCAATACTTCAAGTATTTCGATCTTCGTCTCGCCGAAGGTGTTACACTATCTGGTCAGTTGGCTATTCAATGGGCTGAACGCGCAATGAACGAGACCATGAATAAGGTACTAAAGACAGACAATGTTGATTATGTTATTGCTATTGACACCGATTCTCTCTATGTTAACTTTGGACCTCTTGTTAAGAAGCTCACTCCTAAAAACCCTGTGGCTTTCCTTGATAAAGTATGTCAAGACCATTTTGAACCAGCTCTAAAGCAATGCTACGACGCGCTCTTCTCAAAGATGAACTGCTATGTTAATCGTATGGAAATGGGTCGTGAAGTAATTGCAGATCGTGGTATATGGACTGCAAAGAAGCGATATATACTTAACGTACATAACTCAGAAGGTGTGCAATATGCAGAACCAAAACTTAAGATTATGGGCATTGAAGCAATCAAGTCCTCTACGCCAGAAATCTGTCGTGATAAATTCCGCGACATCTTCAAGGTTATTATATCGGGATCAGAAGCTGATACTCAGGCTTTTATTAAAAATTTCAAGGAAGAATTTAAAAGCTTGCCGCCTGAAAAGGTCGCATTTCCGCGGTCTGTCTCGAACATTACTGACTGGAGCGATAGGAAAACTGTGTACAAGAAAGGCACGCCAATTCACGTTCGTGGCTCGCTCTTGTACAACAAGCTTCTCAAGTCTTCATCCCTCACTAAAAACTACGAGCTTATATCAAACGGCTCGCGAATCTTCTTCTCGTACATGAGGACACCAAATCCTATGCATGAGAATGTACTAGCATTTCCTGATGTATTGCCCGAAGAGTTTAAGCTAAATAACTATGTGGACTATGACAAACAATTTGACAAGACATTTGTCGAGCCACTCAAATTAATTCTTGATGCGGTTGGCTGGAATCCTGAACCAGTTGCAACACTCGATGAATTTTTCGGTTAACTGTTTACAAATGATGAATAATGGAGTATAATAATACTATGAAAACTTGGCATAATGATATTAATGACATGCACAAAAAATTTGGCGTGCATGACTGGGTAAAAGGCGAGCTCGATAAAGGTGATTGGTCTCGTCTTCGTAAATTTATTGACTTTCGTCTGCGTTTCTTGCAAGAAGAGTTGGACGAAACTAAGAATGCTGTAGAGAATGCTGATGCTCCTGAAGTGGTCGATGGTCTTATTGATCTCTGCGTTGTGGCTATCGGTACTCTTGATGCATTTGGTGTAGATGCGCAAAAAGCATGGGATGAGGTACATAATGCCAATATGGCAAAAGAACGTGGTATTAAAGAATCACGACCTAATCCGCTTGGCTTGCCTGATTTGATTAAACCTGAAGGATGGACAGGACCGAACCATGATGACAACACAGGCACTATCACTGACGCTCTTCGATAGCATCTTTGACAACAAAACAAACAAACGCATTGATCTCAAAGATTTCGATGCGTTTGAACGCGTTCTGTATGAACTTGCCGAAAAGCCTCGTGCTGGTAAGAAAGATGCAGAACTTATGTCTCCTGCTACATACATGCCTGATACCACTCGAAAAAACGATAATGTTATCGAGTGGTCAGGTTGGTGTGCGGTTGATGTAGATGATTATGAATTTGAAGGAGACTTAAAAGATGTATTGGTTGAACGTTTTGGTCATTACCGTTTCGTTTGTTATTCTACTGCGAGCAGCAGCGAGTCTTCGCCAAAGTTCCGCATTGTGTTCCCACTTACAAACTCAGTTAGAAGGGATCGAATTAAGGAATTCTGGTGGGCACTCAACACCGAGCTGGGAGACATCGGAGATAAACAGACTAAAGACCTCTCTCGGATGTATTATATTCCTGCAAGATATGATTCTGCATTTAACTTTATTTTCAGCCACAATGGTGGCATGCCTATTGACAGTGATGAACTAATCTTCAAGCATCCTATGCCTCAGAAGTCATCGCTCAATAATTTCTTTGATCGTCTTCCTACGGCTATGCAAAAAGAAATCATTGAACACCGTAAGGCACAACTCGACCAGAACTTTGAATGGACTTCATATCATGATTGTCCATTTTGGCCTAAACAACTTGCTGCTGAATATCAGACTATCTCAAAGACTGGTTGGTATCATAAGATGTACCAGATTATGGTTGCTGTGGCTGGTAAGGCAGTTGAACGTAAGTATCCAATCGAAGCTGCCGAGATTAGTCAACTCTGTCGTCAGTTTGATGAAGCTACTGGTAATTGGTATAAGAATCGTCCGCTCGATAAAGAAGCAGATCGAGCACTAGAATACGTATATAAAAACCTCTAAAAAAATTAAAAAAAATTTAAAAAAGTGCGTTTTTACTATGTACAATCCTGGATTTTTATGGTAAGATATATCCATAATCAGAGTTGAGGAGAAAACGATGACAAAGCCAATCAACAAAACATCAATGTTTAACGTTAACCGTCTGATCGATAGCTACATGAAAGAGTGTAACTACTGGTTTGGCCGCGACAACGGCATGTCTGAAATGTATGCTGCTGATCGCAACGACTTTATGACAGTTCGTGACCTGTATAAAGGTCTTGAGTATGATAAGATGGTTGAGTTCGTCCATCGTATGGACACTTCACCTCGTGAAGATATTGTAATTGCTATGGCAAAAGATTGTGGTGTTGCATTTGTACGTGACACCCTTGGTTATGATTGTGAAGGACATGTATAATGGAAAAATTTATTGAAATCAACAAAGTCGTACCTGCAACACCAGACGACTATATTCTAAAGCGCATGCGTGAGCGTGCAGAAGAAAGTCATGGCACACGTGACCTCGATCTTATTAGCGAACGTCGTCGTTGGGAAGCAGAGTTTCCCGAGTATCATCAGTGTCAGGTTGACTCTAAGCAAGAAGTTTATTGGGGTTTCCAATATGACACGATGCACGAAGATCTTGGTGAAATGGAATATAAGCAGTTTGCTAAGAAAGGCGTTAAGCTAAGTCCATATACACAAGACCGTATCAAAGACGGTACAGTCAAATATATTGTTGTTTGGAAATGGGCTAACGGAAATCGTTGGAGTCCGCTTGAAGCAAACAAGCAAGCTAACTACGAAATTTGTGGTTATGTAGAAGCCAATCGCGCTCTTGAACTTCTTCAAAATGTGGACGGAGATATGCGTTTCCCTTATCCTCCACCTCCATCTCTTGAAGAAGTTACTGAAGTCGAAGAAGAAGATCGTGCTGAAACGATTCGTAAGCTTGAACGTATGCCTGTTGATAAGGCACGTACAACTGCACTTCGTCTGATGGAAGATTGGAATCCTACTAAGCTTGGTGGGAAAGCCTCTAAAAATCGTACTATATATGATATCGAACATGCATTTACATCACGCGATATCTGTGGTATAATGTATCGACTACAACTTGCTAGCGAAGGTTTAGGTACAATCGACTCTTCGTGGCAACAACATTATAGGAACATCTAATGAAAGAATCCATTAAAGTCCTACAAGAATGCGCTGAATTGCAAACGAATAAAGGTAATGATTACCAAAACGAGCATTCGCGCATCCGTCAAGCAGATTATTATCCTAACGGTGTATCAACTCTGCTTGACATCAATCATGCGAAGATGCTTCGTATGCAATCTGTCGTAGCTGCTATGATGTCAGATCCAGACTACGAACCAAACTTTGAGTCTATCGAAGACTCAGCGAAAGACATGATCAACTATTGTTCATTCATCGTTGCCTATTGCCGTGGTAAGATGGATGGTCAAAATCCAGACCATGACTTTCTTAATCGACCAAAGAGAGTAAAAAATGAAAGCTAATTCTATTGTAACAGCTGTACTACTAAATGGTGCAGAAATCATTGGACGTTTTGTAGAAGAGAATGAAAATACAATCACTATCTACAAACCACGTCTTGTTTCCCCTCAACAACAAGGATTAGCTTTTGTGCCGGGAATCGCCATGACTGGTGTAGAGCCAAATGGTGATTTCCAATTTACAAAGCATTCTGTTCTATATGTAATTGAAACACAAGAACAGATTGCAGGTGCATGGCAAAAGGCCACGTCTGGTCTTGAGATGCCAACTGGTGGGTTAGTAGCGTGAAGGTAGGTTTAACTGCATCCACGTTTGATCTACTGCATGCTGGTCATGTCGCGATGTTGCGTGAAGCCAAAACACAGTGTGATTGGCTGATCGCCGCATTGCAAGTAGATCCTTCTGTAGATCGCAAAAATAAAAACAAACCTATTCAAAGTATCGTCGAAAGGCAAGCACAAATTGCTGCCGTAAAATATGTCGACGAAGTCATTATTTATTGTACAGAAGACGATTTACTTGATATAATTAACATGTATCCAATCGATATACGAATCCTCGGTGAAGAATATCGATTAAAAGATTTTACTGGTAAAGATGAATGCCGTACACGTGGCATCGAACTTTACTTTAACAAACGAGATCATAGGTTCTCGTCGTCTGACCTAAGGGAGCGAGTCTGTGCTAAACGTAAGTGATATCCGCAAACATTTTATTGAGGAGCTAAAGAATGAAAACTTTTCCCGGGACAAATCTGGAGTCAAAACTATTGAGCTTATCGGTGCTTCGTTCAACGCCGATGAACCCGCCATCTTCGGATCGGTCAATCAAGACTATGTTGATGCTGAGCTTGCTTGGTATAATTCTCAGTCTAGTAGCATATACGACATACGACCTGATGGTGACCCTCCAGCAGCTTGGAAATATAGTGCAAATAAACACGGACAGATTAACAGCAATTATGGCAAACTAATCTACGCTGATAAATACTTTAACCAATACGGTCAAGCACTCGATGAACTGCTTCGTAATCCTGACAGTCGTCGTGCAATCATGATTTATAATCGACCGTCTATGTGGGTAGATTGGTGTGAAGATGATAAAAATGATTTTGTATGCACTAATGCTGTTAGCTATTATATCCGTAACGGTGCAATACACTGCGTGGTACAAATGCGCTCAAACGATGTCGTGTACGGATACAAAAATGACTATGCTTGGCAGCTTCATGTTCTGACCGAGTTTACACGTGACTATAACTCTCTTTATATGGATGCAGCATGGGATGCTGACTATCGTAAAGAGATGACTGTTGGTAATATTACATGGCAAGTACAAAACTTGCACGTTTATGAAAGGCATTTCGACCTTGTCAAGTAAACTAAATCTCGTAATCCAACGTAAAGAAAGCTGGGATTCTCGCTTTCTTGATTTAGCCGAACAAATCGCGGGATGGTCAAAAGATCCATCTCGCAAAATCGGCGCGGTTGCTATTGGATCTGAAGGACAAGTACTTGCGCAAGGATACAATGGATTTCCTCGAGGCATTATAGACCTAGAAGATAGGTACAACGATCGCCAAGAGAAATACAAGTTGGTGGTTCATGCTGAAATGAATGTAATATATAATGCTACGTTTAATGGTGTATCGTTGAAAGACTCAACGCTATACGTGCATGGACTTCCTGTTTGCTCTGATTGTGCCAAAGGCATAATTCAGGTTGGTGTTAAAAGAGTCGTCATGAGAGAACAAGAAATTCCAGATATTTGGAAAGACTCATGGCAAAAAACAAGGGAGATGTTCGATGAAGCAGGTGTCAAATGGGAATTCTACTCGTGAAAGTTACCATGATTACATGCTACGAAAGATGCGAGAAGAAGATAAACGCTTAGGTATCGATCACCGATCACCAGACACTAAAATAAAAGAACTCACAAATCGAGTCAAACAGCTAGAAGTTGATATGGCACATATGATGAGGAAACTTGAAGGAACTACTTAATGAACATTGAGCTCACCGAATATTATGATGATTTTTTGAGGTACTTTAATAAAGCCTACGAACAACAGATTAAATGTAACGTGGCTGATGAAGCACCATACGGTATGATCCCTCATATGGAGTCCGATATGGACGATGACCTTATGCATTGGATCGAGCTCTATGACGTAGTCGAACGTAAATATGCTGGCTTCTCTCAAATTATGAATGATTGCTGGTCTGGTTGGACCGAAGATCATCCATATTGGAAAAAGATGGAAGCCGGCAAAATTACTAATCAAAGAGAAGTGGTAGCCAATAATTGGACAGGCAAACATAAAGACTTCGATTTGCCCGAATGGTTGTATCTGTTTATTCTGCATCGTGTAACAGGATCTGCCATTAATTATGGTACTAAACCATCTGGCTACCACAACACCCTGCTTTTTACTCTTCATAAGGCTCGTACTATTGAAGAGATGATTTGGCATATGAAGAGACATAAGTCTCCATTCTACACATCAATTGGTTATCAATTCCCTAAATTTCCAAAACCTCAAGGTGATTATAAAAAAGGTGGTGACTATTACCTTGGTGAATATGCACCTCGTCTAGCTCGTGAGATGGCCGAATGGCTACAAAAATCTAATGAGCGTAAAGATCTTCGTGAGATTGGTGAATTTATGGGCCAGTGGAATGAACGTAATGGTCTTAATCGTTATACATTCCAATATGCTGCCGTAGTTGCAGATGTCGCTGATTGGTATCCTGAGTTTGTCAATAAAGAATCGCCATTCTATTATGGCACCAATGCTGTAGAGTGTATTTCTTATTTGGCAAAGCCAACAGTAAAAATGAAGAAAGAACAGTTTCTCGATACTGTGATGGCTAAGATCTACGAAGATACTAAATCATATCCATATAATGCAGAAGATGTATGCTGTGACTATATCCGTTGGGTCGAAAACTATGTACGGCCAGGTGCACACTACTCACACGTAAATCTTGATGAAATTTGGTCATCGAGCAATATTAAAAACCATCCATATGGCAGACAAAAAGCCATGTTAGAAATGGGATTAGTTGAATCATTTAATGGTCTTAAGCATCATCCATCAGATGACACAGTTATTAAAGCCGCAGGCATCAGCGTAGAGGAATACAAACAAAGATGCATAACTCTACACTAGACGAATTTATTCCTGCTGACGAAAATCAAATCGTATACAAAAATACAGCAGAACCTATTCTCAAGGGTGGGAAGGTGAGTAATCATCTTCTCGAACCTTGGTCTCTCGAAGAACGAATTCAAAAGTTTTTCGAGTTTTGTCGTGCGTATGACGTACGAGAAGAACCACTGTTGAAGGCAAACCCTCAACAGTTCTCACATCGTTTACATTGGGATGAAATGCCTTATGTCGATGAGATGCGAGAAGAAAAAGATCTGAAGACACTTCTACATCATACTATCGTATGGTCATTTAGTAACGAACATTGGCTGACATTCAGAACACTTCGAGATCATGGTATCGATGCCATGCAAAGGCGTTTTGAAACAGAACGCCATGCTCGTTCAGATCTTTTTCAAATCTACTATCCAAAAGGTACAGTAGTCAAAGATTGGCTATGTACCGTACCACAACAGATTGCCGAAGATTGTTATCCACTTTTACAATCGAATAGAAAATTGAATATGATGGAACTGGCGTCAAAGCTAGAGAAGCATACGAAAGAGAAATATGGTTTCCGTAATGTAATGTATCCATATAAAAATCTCTCTCGTCATATTGCTATGGCTCGTCCAGATCTAGTAGATCCTGAATCATGGGTCACACCAGGTACATTATCATTTTATGGTCTATGGCAAATCTTTGGTGGTAAAAACCTTTTTGGTAAAACTAAATTCGAATTAGATGAAAGTACAGGTGCATATAATCCTGTCAGTAAAGAAGCAGTCGAGTTAGTCAGACAGTTTGGCGTATTGGCCAACCATAAAGACAACCCGATGAAGCGGCAATACAACATCAATATCGAAGACAAGGCATGCATGTGGTGTAAACATTTGTTCATCAGTCATGGTGTCAAATCAACCACTAAGAAAATCCCATACGAATGGATATATCCAAAATCTTTTTCTCTTAAAAAGAGTTTACATTCGTAGTAATTATTGGTATAATA